AACTGTAAGGCATCAGAAACGCTTTCAATCACGTCTATCTGGCTGATTTTGCTCATAAAATTAATTTTGACGCTGGTATGGCAGTTGAGGCGTGAAGTGAAAGATCAATGACTTAGCTTCATTTTAACCCGCAATAGTTGCAAAAACAGTTGCAGTCGAGAGTGATTTTTGACCCAACCAATCTGACGGCCAGCTATATAGCCAGCCAAAATCCCCCAGAAAATTTTCGATTTTTGCCCATTTTTTAACAATACCCTAATCATTTAACAATTACTAAAAATTAAACACAGTTCACACAATTAAAAATATCACCAACATCATCAAACTTTAATTAAACATCGAATAATTCACAAAACCACCACTGCAACTGTCAATGCAAACATTAAAAACTATGAATTAATGTTTTAAACTGTTACCCTTGTTATCAGGTTTAATAAATAAACTGTACAAAACGAGACAACAAGTGAGAACAATGACAATGAAAAAAACCAAAACACGATCAAAAATCCTGCAACACGAACAGGAACCAGACCTCAAACCGTTCCTAAGAGGTGAACGTTACTATGTGTCGTTCTACATCAATGGCCAACAGTTCCAACGGTCTACCGGTGAAACCGAGTACCACAGAGCCTGTGCAGCCGCTAGAACCATCTACGACACAGAACTAGAGAAACGCACCAGTGAACTCTCAGGCCGTCAAATCACGCTAGAGGATGCCTGTACAGAGTTCCTAGCGCATCTGAGGGTTGAACACCCAGATGGCACCTATAGCGGTGTCACTGAGGGCACATGGCAAATGCATCGGACGATGACCAGAAGGATGCAGGGCTGGAAAACAGCCAATGGCCGAACCGATAAAAGAGTGCCAGTACAGGGATTGATGGCACCAGACCAGTTTCTGCACCATCTGACTCAAGAGGACGTGAATACGTTTGTCAGATCACTCAATGCTGACTACTCAGCGGATGCGTTCAAAATCCATTTCTACAGACTCAAGACATTCCTGAAATGGTGCCTATCCAAAAATGATTTCAGTAAAAAAGTACCTTTCGCCTGTCCAATCATCGATATGTCAGAGGAATACTACACGGTCAATAATCAGAGCATTTTTAGACCAGCCACCAAACGTAACCGCGTGTTCACAGACTCACAAGTGGATGAGATGCTGGCCATCGCTAAGAAATCCAAAAATCCATCAAACCACACCATGATCACGCTACTGGCTGATGTGAGTATCAGACACAATGAAGCTGCCAGACTTGAATGGACACATGTGGAGTGGGCAAATAATCGCGTGTGGGTAGAGAGGCAGAAAGGTAGCCCATCATCCTACGTGGAGCTGACCAACAGACTCAGAGCAGCGTTAGACACTCAGTATCAGGTATCAGGAACAGGTCAATACGTATTCCCGTCTGAAACCTCTAAAACAGGCCATCGATCAACTAAAAACCTCAACTGGTTCAACACGATCATGCGAAAACTCAGCGATCAGCCGAACTCACCAGAGAATGTAGAGAAATACGGCTCTAAGCTGGTTCCACACTCATTCAGGCACACCATAGGATCGATTGCAGCTGAACACCTAGAGGTTCAACAGATTCAACAGGTCACTGGTCATAAGAGTCTGAAAATGAGTCAACACTACGCACAATCCAGAACGGATGCCGCTACTAAGAATATGGCGGCTATTAGAAACCAGATGGAAGCTGAGAAAAGAGCCAAACAGATACAACTCAATGCAGATGCTGCCAATGATCAGACACAGCCACAGCTAGAGGAATTTCAAACAGGCTAAAACGATCAGCCAGACAACTCGCCAGTAGTAAATAAGGGTTCCACTATCGGAACCCTTTTTTTATGCAAAGAATCCACACATTGCTGTATTTCAAATCACCCACCTGCAAGCCTTGTGAGCGCACCACTGACGTTCTAGACGCCTACAGCCTCTCTCAGCTAGAGGCTAGAGTGATCACCATCGATATCACAGCAGAGGACGCCTTTGAGTACACGCTAGCCTACAACGTGCGCTCTGTTCCTACCGTGATAGCACTGGATGAGGAAGGAAACGTCCTAAACCGTTTAGATGGTTGTGGAAATCTGGTATTGGATGATCTGATTGACCTCTGATTTTACTAAATCGCTGTTTTCGGTTGTCATAAATAAATGTAACTGAATATATCGAGAATAATAGAGGTGAGCATGAAACTATTTAGTTTTAAGAAAAACGATGAAAACGATGAATTCGCAGTTGTATATCCGCATACGACGAAATTTACACAAATAAACCCTAGTGAAAAACACCTTTTTGATCTTTTGGTTGTTGAAGTATTAATGAGAGAGCGCGGTGTAACCGATTTCAGTGATATCGAAATGGACGCACAGATGGCGTTTCGATATTTTGCTGATACAACAAAATCACAACTAATACTACGAGTTGTATATAAAGATGAGACATCTACAATAGAGACAAGTAAAGATGCAGATAACGTGATAACACTTCAGGATATTTTTAGTTCGTATCTATATCAAATGATTCTGGATGTGTATGACAACGAGCAGCGACGTTTAATTGTGAAATCATTGTTTGATAAACACAAGCAAATGATTGAATAATTCCAAACCGTTTAATTGTTTGTGAAAACCTAGTCCTAGATGATCTGATTGATCTGTAGGACGCTCTCTAAGCCATTCAAACCGTTTACAGCCATAACACCACCAACCAACCATAAATAAACCTGCACACACGTAGGAATCATGGTTTATGGCCACAAAAACCACTAGAACAAAGAAACCAAAAGTAGAAATACCTGATCCGACAGAAACAGTCATTGTCCCTATGCATCCAGAGGTGCAAGCGGTCCATGACATAGTTTCAGAGCTGCTACCGCATGAGCTGCTGTTACGGATCAGCAGAGGACTACCAGTAACCGAAAGGTTCCGTGAGGTAAAACGCGCACCAGATGGCAGTCAGTACCTACAGTTTACTACTGAGCTGCACTATCCATCAGTCAAAGAATCTCAAAATGCAGCGCGTGATTGTGCTCAATTCTTCTCACCGAAACTGGCCAATAAACAGGTCATCACTGAGGTAGAGAAGGCACCATCCAACATCATCCAGATTCCTGTAATGGATTCACTCGATGATTGGGAACAGATTGCTATTCAGAGCCAGACCGAAAGCATCAAAGTTGTGAGTTCAGAGTAATTAGCTTTGGATGACTCACACACACAACACACACCAAAACAGAATGTAATTTGGAAGCCTACACCCGGTCCTCAAACACTGGCCATTTCCTGTCCTGCTAATCGAATACTGCTAACAGGTGGCAGAGGCTCAGGAAAATCAGATGTTCAGCTCCAGATGTTCCGAAAATACGTTGGCATGGGATATGGAGAACATCTGTCAGGAATCGTCGTAGATCAGTCCTACAAATCATTGCAGGATTTAATCGAGAAATCTAAGCGGTGGTTTTATGCCTTCAACGATGGTGCCGTTTTTCTAGCTAGCTCAAGTCAACTCAAGTGGCGATGGCCAACAGGTGAAACCTTATCATTTCGTGTTCTGGATTCAGAAGCTGCCTACTGGAATTTACACGGCTCAGAATTCCCTATTCAGCTGTTCAATGAAATCACCAAGTACCCTGATTTCGAGCTGATCGATAAGATGGCCAGCCTATGCCGTTCAGGGTTTGTACCAGAGGTTCATGGTCCTAGAGATGCAGATGGAAATCCTATCCTGATACCGGATATGCCACTACAACAGATTTTCTCAACCAATCCAGCTGGTGTAGGGCATAACGCGGTAAAAAAAAGATTCATCGATCCAGCGAGATACGGTGAAGTGGTGAAGATTGAAACAGAGGTGTTCAATCCACGTACTAAGAAAGATGAGATTGTCACCAAAACTCAAGTGGCTATCCATAGCAGCTACAAAGACAATCCATACCTATCACCTGAGTATGTTGCAGAGCTAGAGAACATCGATGATCCACAGCTGCGTAAAGCATGGTTAGAAGGATCATGGGAAATCACCAGCGGTGGACTACTGGATGATTGCTGGAGAGCTGAATACAACATCATCAAACCGTTCAAAATTCCAGAAGGGTACAAAGTCTGGAGAGGCTTTGATTACGGCTCATCAGCTCCATATTGCGCGTTGATATTCGCAGAGAGTGATGGTGCTCCAATCAGGTTCAATGATGACACTATGATGCATACGGTTAAAGGTGACATCATTGTGTATTCAGAGGTGTACGGCTGGAACCAAACCCCTAACAAGGGATTACGCGAGCTACCTGCACAGATAGCGATGGCAATCGTGCGTAATGAGGTGGCACTAGGACTACACGAAAGAATCAAACCCGGACCTTGTGACTCAAGCATTTTCTATGACGGAAACACAGGCGCAAGCATAGCTCAAGATATGGCTGAGGCTAATTTCACCATTGCAGGAAAACACTACAACGGTCCTCAGTACGTGAAAGCTGACAAACGACCCGGATCACGCCTAGCAGGTCTACAGAAGATCAGAACCGCGCTAGTGAATGCATGGCCTAATGAGGATGGCTCGGCTAGAACAAAGCCCGGTCTATTTGTGGTCAACACTTGTCAGGATGGAATCATTAGAACCGTTCCAACACTAGCGCGTGATCCAAAAAATCCAGATGATTGCCACAAACTCAGTGAGGATCACTGCTTCACAGCCGACACCCGCGTTTTACTCGCTGATGGAACCAAACCCAGACTAGATGAGTTAATCGGTCAAACAGGGCTGATTCAAACCGATCAGGGACCAAAACAGTTCACCCGCGCTCGATTAGTTAAGAAGGATCAGCCAACCATCAAATTAACATTCTCAGATGGCAGTGTTGTTAGATGTACACCTGATCATAAGTTTATGACGACAAATGGTGACTGGGTATTAGCTCAGGACATAAATAGATACACAGAGTTAAAACAGGTGTCTAATTTATGCAACAACCAATCATCATCAGTAAAACCATTCAAGAATTTAACGGACAACGTTACTATCTATGTGAGCACTATTTTCAACGTAAAGGCGTTAGATTACATAGGGAAGTTTACAAAGAAAATTTCGGACCTATTCCAGAAGGATTCCATATCCACCACAAAGACGAAAACAAAACAAACAATAACCCAGAGAATCTACAGTGCATTGAAGGATCAGAGCACTTATCACTACACCAACAGAACAATATGGCCGATCCTGAGAAATTGGAGCGAGCTAGAAAGCACGCTGACGATATCCGACAACTTACAAAAGAATGGCACGCATCAGAAGAAGGTAGAGCGTGGCATCGAAAACACTACGAAACAGTTGTCAGAGCAGCTTTTGAGGCAGCTAAAGAAGATTTCAACTGTAAGCAATGCGGTAAGCAGTGCAATGGATTTAAGAACACACAATTTTGTTCTAACGCCTGCAAATCAGCATGGCGTAGAGACTCAGGAATTGATGACATTACCCGCACCTGTACTCAATGCCAACAGGATTTCACCATCAACAAGTACAGAAAGACCACTACGTGTAGTCGAAAGTGTGCCGGACAAAAACGCAGACGTGTATTGCCTAACGGTTCCTGAACTCGGTCGTTTCGCGTTAGCTAATGGTGTGATTGTCCATAATTGTTACGACACCATCCGCTACACCATGAATGCAATAGGTGGTCGATTTGAACACACTCAAAAGGTAACTATGGGCCATTACTAAGGAAATTATCAATCCATCAAGCCAACTCAATAAATACAGAGATACGGCCAATGGAAATGATGAATGATCAAGAACACACACCCGGACTATGACAATAATTTAGAACACTGGGATGAGTGTTTAGATGCGTTTGAAGGTCCACGAGCCATCAAAGAAAAGACTACCAGCTATCTATCACCCTCTAGAGGAATGTATGAGGATGGGTTTGGTGTTGATGCCAAAAGTGAAGGCGCTAGAGCGTATGCTGCCTATGTAGAACGTGCTTACTATCCGTCAAATTACGCAGATACCGTTAAGAAAATTCTCGGCATCATGCATAGGCAACCGGCAGTGTTCAATCTACCGGACAGTATGAAATCACTCATCACCGATGCAACAGGCTCAGGTGAATCTCTACAGGAATTTCTACGCAGGATCAATAAAACACAACTCTGTACAGGCAGAGGATCGATTCTAGGTGATATCCAGCCTATCGAATCAGGCTCTAACAGAATGAGGCCAACCGTCGCACTGTATAGCGAGAAAGCTACGCGACAATGGTACGTTCATAGCCAGAAAACATTATTTGTCATTCTCGATGAGAGTGGTCCACAGATGAATGATCAATACAAGTATGTACAGGTCAAACAGTATCGAGTGATCCGTTTAATAGAGGATGAGTCAGGAAAAATAACCTACGCAACCGCTGTTACACAGGACGAATCAGCAAACGTCGATGAACTCAATTACATCACTCCAAACGTCAGCGGTAAAACACTTGAATCACTACCGTTTTCATTCGTGAATGCAGACAACACAAACTCTGCAATTCAGGAACCGCCACTGTTAGGACTCAAAGACAGCTGCATTGCCATCTATCGAGCATCAGCAGACCTCAACAGTGCATTGTTCCTACAAGGTCAGGAAACGCTTGTCATAAGCGGAAACAACACGTTCAATCAAGATGATGATGAGCACGTCAGAACAGGAACGGGAGCTGTCATCAACCTACCGATGGGCGCTAAAGCCGAGTATATAGGCGTTAACTCTCAGGGACTACCAGAGATGCGGTTAAATCTCCAGAACGCCTATGACAGAGCACAACAGCAGAGTAGCCAGCTATCAGTCCAGTCAGCTAGCAACCGTGATAGTGCAGAGGCTTTGAGTATCAGAGGCAGCAACATGAGTGCTCACTACACAGCCATAGCTCTAGCAGGTGCAGAAGCTCTAGAACAGACACTCAAAGCAATGGCTCCGTGGTTCAACGCTAATCCAGATGAAATCAGCGTAAAACCAAATCTTGATTTCGCACAACCAACCATTGATCCTGATTCATTTGTTGATTTGATAGCTGCTAAAAACGCTGGTCTGAAAATCTCAGAAGAATCCATCCATGAACTGATGCATACCTATGGATTGACTAAGAACACCTTTGAGCAGGAACAGATACTGTTGGCCTCAGAGGAAAGTCTGACCACACTCTAAAATGACTGATACGGTCAATGAACAGATTGCAGCTAATCTGATCAAGCATCAAATCTATCTGATTCAGTACAGCAATGGTCTGTACAACGATGCTGCCAAACTACTAGCCAACACTGAGGAAGAACTAGAGAAAACAGCCCTGTTCTACGCCACCAAACTCCAGGATTCTAAAGTAGGAAGCGCACAATACAACCGCATAGCTAACAACTATCGAGAGGCTGTCAGAAAGATCAGAGAGCCTGTATGGAACACACTGGCGAAAACACTAGCCAGTGAAATGCAGGAACTAGGGCAGATAGAAATGGATTTCATTGCCAGCACTATAGAAAACGCGATACCACTGGCCAAACCTCTAACTCTCGATAGACCAGAACGCTCAACAGTCACCAGTGCTATCGAAAACCAGCCAGTAGCAGAAGGAAAAATCCTGTCTGAGCTGATGGATTCATTGGCAACACAGGATGTAGAGCGTATTTCATCCAGAACAGTTGACCGTATGACGCTAGGTGAGTCTGCATCAGCAGCCGTACAACAAACCATTGGTACAAAGGCTCAACGGTATCGAGATGGTGTGATGAGGCGTGCTCAGACCAGCATGGAAGCCATCAGTCAGACAGTCAGTACCGCTACCAGTACAACGGCTCAAAAGGAGCTATTCAGTAAGAACAGCTACCTAATCAAAGATGAGATATTCAGAGCCACATTGGATTCTGGGACCACACCCGTTTGTATCGAAAACAGTAACCAGATATTTCCAGTAGGTGAGGGACCATACCCACCATTGCACTATCGATGTAGATCGAAACGACTACCAAACGTTCTACCTGATGCCCTAGAAACACAGTCTTTTGATCCGTCCACAGAGCGCACACTGGTCAAAGAGTACGCTACACAGTCAGCACTCGATACCAACAAGATTAGAACACGCGCTGATCTGCCATACGGCACTAAACAGGATTTTGACCGTTTCGCTAGAGGACGTAGACGTGAGTTGATCGGTACAGAACCCGTAAACGTTTCATACGGTGATTTTCTCAGGAAACAATCAGCTGAATTTCAACGTGAGGTGTTGGGTAATGCCAGATACAAACTGTTTCGAGATTCAAAGCTACCGCTGACCAAATTCATCAACAATGGCCGCTATCTGACACTAGAGGAATTGAAAAACAAAGGCATTGAGTAAGTCAAACGCATAAATACTCCTGATTACTCACACACACATCAGGACTCACACACATGCTCAATGAAACCTACGCAGAAGAAACAGAGATTCCAGAAGGCTTTAGTCATCTCTACACCGAAACTAACGGACAGTTTCAACTTAGGCCACCAACCGATATCAAAACGATTGACGATACCACTGCACTGTCAGAAGCACTCAAAAAAGAACGCGCTGATACCAAAACATACAAAGCACAACTAAAAGCGTTTGAGGGTATCGATCCCGAAACCTATCAAGCATCAATCGATGAGCTGGAAATCCTGCGATCACAAGCTGATCCAAACTTAGAGGTTGATGAGTTAGTAGCAAAGAAACTAGATGCACAGCTAAACGCCAAAACAGCACCATTACAGCGTGAGCGAGACAAGCTACAGGCACAACTAGAGGAAACGCTAGAGCGTGTCAATGGCTACGAAACAGCTCAGACAAAGAGTGAAATTCAAAACACTATCCGTAATGCGCTGACTGAATCTCAGGTGCGTGATACCGCTGTCAATGAGTTGCTATCTACGGGAAATTTCATCTTTGAGAAAAACGATGAAGGCCAGATAGTCACCCGCGATGGTCTGGATGGTGTTGATGTTGGATTAACGCCTGATCAGTGGTTAGAGGGTAAACGCGAAACATCACCGTACTACTGGCCAGACAGTCAGGGTGCAGATGCCAAAGGTTCTAGCGGTACAGCTAGCACTAATAATCCATTCTCGAAAGAGGCGTACAACTTCACTGAACAGACTCGAATGATGAATGAAAACCCAGTGAGAGCTAAACAACTGGCAGCTCAAGCTGGTGTTGATCTCTAAAAAATATATTTTATTAATTAGAACGCATAAATAAACGCATACGAGAATTCATCACTGCAATGTTGTAGTGATGAGCAATCAGTAAACAATTTAATCAGTAGTACCAATGTTGAGGAATGGTCCGACCACATTGGATGTAGTAAATGGACCGTGTGTGCCTTTCCCAAAAGGAAGTTAAGCGGTCATTAAACGCCTAACAACCTAAAGAGGAATTAACATGGCAGATACAAGAATTGAAGATGTAATTAATCCAGAGCTTTTTACTCAGCGAGTACAGCAGCTCTCCACCACAAAAGCAAATTTTCTAAACTCACCAGCGGTTCAGCGTGATCCTATTCTGGATGCGTTTTTGAACGGTCCCGGCAACACCATCAGCGTCCATTCTTACAAGGATATCGCGGATGATGTAGAGGACAACGTTTCAAGTGATGATCCAGCGGTTAAGTCAACACCTAACAAAATTGGTGCTAGCTCAGAGGTAGTCACTCGCCTCAGCCGTAACGTTTCATTCTCAACAATGGACCTAGCACGCGATCTAGCGTTGTCTGATCCTGCTGATGCTATCGCTAATCGGGTTACTGATTTTTGGACTCGTCAGGTACAGAAGGCCACACTGTCAGCAGTAGCCGGTGTACTCGCTGAGAACGATGCAGGAACAGGTGATCTAACTCTGAATGTTGCCACTGCTGAGGAAGCAATTTCCTCAAGCAACGTAGTTGATGCTCTGGCATCACTCGGTGATTCACAGGATATGGCTCAGACCATCGTAATGCACTCCGTTACAAAGGCAACTCTCTGGAAGCAGCGTCTATTAAGCACGTTTGTCGATCCAGCTACCAGCCTTCAATACGATTCATTTCTAGGAATGCCAATTGTTGTTGACGATTCAATGCCTAACGATGGAAGCGTTTACACAACTCTAATTGTTGGTGCTGGTGCATTCACCTACGGTCTAGGTTCTCCAACTGTTCCAACCGAAGTTGAGCGTGATGGTTCAGCCGGTAACGGCGGTGGCCAGAGCATTCTGCACAGCCGTACAGAGATTGCAACTCATGTTGCAGGAATGGCATTCACTGGCCAGCCTAACCCAACCAATGCAGCTCTAGCTGATGCAGCATCATGGGCGCGAGTGTTTGAAAATCGCAAGCAGATTCCTTTCGTTCGATTGGTAACAAAAGAAGCGTAAACAGGTGTGTGAGGGTGTCGGGATTTCGGTCCCGGCATCATCCTATTTGCAGTAAATAAAAACATAGAGGAACACACTAATGACAGAAGAAAATCAGAAAATCCTAGACGCTCTAATGGCTCTAGACACTACCAATGATGATCATTGGACTAATTCAGGATTACCAGCAATTGCAGCTGTTGAGCAGATTGCAGGTATAGACACAACTCGCCGTGCGATCAATGAGTTGGCACCAGATTTCGAGCGTGACAATACCGCTATGCCAGAACAGGAAAATGAACCAGCTGTAGAAGCTGAGGTTTCCATTGAACCTGTTGTAGCAGAGGAGCAGAAAGTAGAGGCTCTAGTAAACCAAAACGTTCCAACCGTAGCCACTGAAAACACTGTTCAGGCTGTTCAGTCATACCAGATGAACTCACTAGCAGCTCGCATTAGAGCCAAAGCCAGAGAACAGGCAGCGACTAAGCAGGCTGACTAATGACGATTATCGTTGAGGATGGAAGCAACTTAGCAGAGGCCAACAGCTACGTTTCAGTAGCTGAGTTCACTGCGTTTCTATCATCAAGAAATTTAGAAGTCACAGACGGCACTGAGGAATCGTTACTGATCCTAGCCAATGATGTTCTAGAGCAACAGAGCTACAAGGGCAACAAGACAACTACCGGTCAGGCGCTATCGTTTCCACGTACACGTATAGCCGACACAGAAGGCAATGAGTACAGTGATGATGCCATACCGCTAGCTATCAAACAGGCTCAGTTATGGCTCGCCTACTACCTAGACACTAACAATCTCAGTGAACGCACATCACCAGAGATCAGTCAGAAAACCACTGATGTATTGACTACAAAATATGCGGTTAATCCAAACGGTCAGTACAAACAGAACACGATTCACCAGTTGCCAAATGTCATCAATGTACTGAGGCATCTACTCAGACGTGGATCAGTAACTCAGCAGCGTGTCATCCGTGCCTAATAGTCAATACGCACAGGATCAGATAGACGCTAAAAAAGACATTGAGGATGCAGGCCGTAAGGTTCTGTTAATCACTCCTGCTGACGTAGATGCAGTGGCCACAGCCACAGGTGTTCCCGTATTCGCTCAAAACCGTTTCAAATCATCCTATGTACAGGCAGCAGTTGCCAATGTGCCAGAGGATACGGAACAGGAAATCTGGATATTACAAACCAAATTTGAGTCAGAGGAAATTGACGGCTCAAACGTGCGCGTAACTGATCTACGGTTTCTAGTACCGGGTGATGTTGACCTATCGAGTCAGATGACGATTAAGGACGGTGCTAACACATACCAGATCATCAACATCATGCCGGTACAGCCCGGTGATCTAGTCATCCTCTACAAAGTGCAGTGTCGATAATGGCTGATCTACACGCCATACTCGATGAATGGGAAGATGATCTGTTGTCAGTCACAAGGCTGTCATGTGCGTTTATAACAGCCTCTGTAGTCGATGAAACGCCTGTATTGCGTGGATCACTACAAGCCAGCTGGAATCCATCGCTAGACGGTCCTGAAACGCGAAACGTTAACGTAGATCAGGGTGATAGATATCGTCCTGATTATTCGCGGGTTATCAATAAAATAGAAATTGGCGATTCTTATCATCTAACCAACGGTCAACCGTATGCACCACTAGTTGAGTACACAGACCATAGTGCCAAAGGCTCGCACATGATGGAGCAGGCACTAGCCCGGTGGCAGTCATTCGTTGACGATGGCGTGAGGGATACACGCTAATGGAAACAGAGTTTCGTATAGCTGCCTATACCAGCATCCAATCATTCGCTGAAACACATGATCTACCGATTGTGTGGCCTCAGACGTTCGCTGATACCGGTGACGGCTCTACTGATGATGGTGAGTTTATCCCTCAGCTAGTGGAAAACGTAGATGCCTTTTTACGGCCAAAGATTACTAGTGTTGTGCCTCAGCAGCGTGGAATTAAAAACGGTTGGAGTCAGTACGTTTACATCATGCAAATAGGTATCTGCGTTAAACAGGGACTTGGTGATCTAGTCGCCACAGACATATTCGATTTAATTCGCTCAGAGTGGCCAATAAAGAGCGAGTTTGAAACAGAAAACCATAAATACATTCAACTGATTAATTTTGGATTGCGCGCACCAGTGAGAACTGGAACTTGGATTAATAATCCAGCAATCACACGTTATCAGACAATTAGCTAATTATTAACTTAACACTATCTATATAGAGGAATATCAAAATGGCATTATCACAAGGAACAGCGAGCTTAGGCTCATATCTATCATTCAGTTCTGTACTACCTAGCGATCAAGAAGCAGCTTCATACGCGGCGTTGACTTACGTTGAATCCAATGAAGAAACCTCATTAGGTGACTTCGGTGGGCAATCAGAAGTCCTAACGTATAACACCATCCGCAACGGCATTACGAATAAGAGGATTGGTTCTACCGATTCTGGTCAGATGGCTGCTGAATTCGCGTTTGTATCAGACAATGCAGGCCAACAACTTCTACAAGCTGCTGCTAAATCAAAGCAGGCTATCGCAGTCCGGGAAACACTATCGTCGGGTGATGTTTTTTACTACACCGCATATGTTTCCAGCGCAGTGGTAAGCGTAGGCGATAGTTCTGCCATTACTATGTTCAAGGCCAATTTCGAGATCACTTCTGAAATTGTAGAAGGCTAAAACCAGCCTTAATAAATAGAAAGAGCGGCTAGTGATCCTAGTCGCTCGTTTTATCTCACACACACACAAAGGACTCACACAATGTTTAATTTAGACCAGCTAGCAGCAACCGACACAACTGAAATCGAGATTGTAAACGCACAGACTGAGGAGCCATTAGGTATCACGGTCAGCTGTTACACACCCGATTCAAGTAAGTGGGTTAATGCAGAAAAGAAATATGCAAAGGCTCAGACAAAGCAACGTTTGATCTTAGGAAAGAAGGGTGAAGGAAATAGTATCGAGCTTGATTCAGAAATTGCTGAAACTCGAAAGAAAGTGATTCTAGATTGCATCACTGGCATTGACGGTATCGATGATTTTGAATTCAGTAAAGCCAATGTCAATAAGATGTTGAACGATCAGCGTTATAACTGGTTTTATCAGCAGATTGATGAAGGTCTACAGGAGCGAGACTATAGTTTTTTAGAGAAGTCAGAAACACCTGTTGCACCTACGTCGAAGTAATTGCATGGGCTAACGCGAAAGAAGATAGGACGTTTTACGAATTACCGGAAACGACAGAGTATGAGGATTTTATTATTAACACTATCGCTAAAAAAATCGGATTTATTAGCGGTGGCAATCCTCTAACGTTCCTAGAAATCGAAAGCTGGTTAAGACTCACCGGAATCCAACTTGATAATTTTGAGACTCACCTGATCCATGAGATGAGTTCTACTTTCTTTTATGCATCTCAAAAATACGCTCAGAAAGAACACGAAAACGATCCACCACCAATAGCTACAGACTTGTTCTATGAGGAAGAAGCCAGACGGTATGCTGAAAATCGTAAAGCAGCAATCCTAGCTCGAAACAACAAAACGTCAGAGGTCATTGACTAATGGCGACGATGGCAGAGCTAGGGTTTCGAGTTGATACATCAGGTATCGAGAAAGGCCGTAGTGAGATCAAGAAACTTAGAACGGCATACGGTGATTCTGCATCGTCTGCTGAACGTGCGACTAAAGCAAACAAAAACTTTGGTGGTGCATTGTCGTTTATCAAGACAGCAGCCGTTATAGCGGGTGTCTCGAAACTCGCTCAAGAATCAGCTAAGTACAACACCGCACTAAAAGAAGTATCAACGCTTGTAGACACCAACAAAGTGTCGATGTCAGAGATGACTGCTGCCATTGAAGATCAGGCAAAACAGTACGGGTCATCTTCTACAGAGTCTGCAAAGGCTTTTTATCAGGCTATTTCAGCCGGTGCTGGCACTGTTGCAGAAGCCACAGAGGTAATGAATGCAGCCAATAGGCTCGCCATCGCTGGTAACACAGACGTTCTAACTTCTGTTGACGGTCTGACCAGTGCAGTCAATGCCTACGGTGAAAGTAGTGAGGGTTTCGCTGCTACCAGTGATGCGATTTTTACAGCCGTTAAATTCGGTAAAACCACAGTTGATGAGATGGCTAGCAGTGTCGGTAAATTGGCACCATTAGCCAACAGTGCTGGCGTGTCGTTTGATGAGATGGCAGCAGCAACCGCATCACTAACGGCAGCAGGTCTATCCACATCAGAGGCTATGACAGCTCAGAAGGCGATGCTAACCAGTGTTATCAAACCTACCAAAGAAGCATCAGACGTAGCAGCGCAACTAGGAATCGATTTCAGTACCACAGCCATTGAGTCACAAGGTCTAGCGGGATGGTTGCAGACCGTGATGGAGAAATCAGGTGGCAACGTAGACACACTGGGTCAACTGTTTGGAAGTGTTGAAGGATTAAACGCAGTGTTGGCGCTAGGTGGTGAGAGTGCAGATCATTTTTCTGAAACTCTAGCAGCGATGGGTGACAAGGCAGGCGCTACAGATGAAGCGTTTGAAAAGATGGCATCAGGTCCAGCGTTTCAGTTTGACAAGCTGATGGCCAATCTGACCACCACACTCTTATCGCTCGGTAATGATGCGCTAGAAATGATTACACCGGCAATGACATTGCTCAATGAGGCGATGGATGAGGGTACACAGGTATTTGGTGAGTATGAGCCGTTAGTGATATTGCTGATTGATGGTTTCAAATTACTCGGTGAAGCAATAAAGAAATCATGGGAAGGATGGAAAATAATATTTGAGGCTATCGCTGACAGCACGCTATATGTGATCAAGAATTGGGATAACTTTACGGCATGGTGGGATGAGTTATGGCAATCGTTTCTAAATATTCCTACTGCTATTTGGGAACAAGTTAAGCGGCTGTTTATAGAAATACCTGCTGAAATCATCGCGGAACTAAAACAGTTCGGGCAGGACGCTGTAGACGCGGTTAAAGAATCTTTGTCAGGTATTCCCGATGCTATCGAGGATGCTTTGATTGGTGGCCCAAAGGCCGCTTTTGACGCTGGTGTGGATACGGTTTCTGGTTTCGCAAACGGTGTAGCTGACAAGGCCGGTGATGCTGCTGACGCTGCTACCGATATGGCCAAAGGTGCATTGAGTGCCGTCACTGGCTGGCTAGACATTCGATCACCCTCTAGAAAAATGTATGCACTAGGTGAGTACACCGTTGAGGGATTTGTAAACGCAATAAAAGATGGTGAAAAAGAAGCTCTGAAGTCTGGCGCTGTGTTCGCGTCATCAGTAGGTGACGGTATTGAGAGTCAAACGCTAGTCGTAGTGGATGCCGTTGAGGGACTATCAAAAAAGGCAGTAGATGCACTCGATGATATCAATGAAGCTCAGAAGGTCAGAGAAATAGCACTGAACGATGGTGCCGATGCCGTAAACCGTTATCAACTGCAACAGCAGGGGCTAACTGATGAAATCATTGACGGTGTAATAGCCAATGAGAAATATCTGGCACAACAGGAGCTAGTCACTAAACAACTCGATAACGCAACAAAAGCTGTAGCTGACGCTCAGAACGAATTCGATCTATACACCCTCTCACTCACAGAGGGTGGTGATGCTGCTGAATATGCTCGATTGAAGCAACAAGGGTTCACTGATGAGCTAGCGGCTGAAAAGATAGCAATCGATAACGCCAATAAGAACCTAGAGGATCGAATTGCGTTACTACAAAGCTATGGCATAGAGGCTGAGTACGCTACCGATCAAACACGCTCATTCATCGTAGCGTTTGGTAATGGATTGGCAGGCGTTGAATTTGGTGAGATGGACAGTGGCAGCATTGCCACATCAATCGGTTTCGCTATCGCTGATGGCATAGTCGCCTATCAAACCAGTGGACAGGTAGCAGAACAGGCAAACGCAGCACAGGCACAGGCTGACAATGCACAACAAGGACAGAACGGTGAAACAACACAGGCCGCTGAACAGGCACAGGCTGACGGTACAAACACTGATTACAGCAATACCACTACTAGTGGCGGTACAGATTTAGGAAAATATCAAGCAGCATCAAACGCAGTGGATGCCATCGTATCGCCTGAGACTATCGAGAAATGGGGTGGCAACTCTGAAAAGGCTGAACAGTGGGGTGAAGGTGGTGAGGTAGTCGGTGCCATCATTGGGGCATGGTTCGGTGGATCAGCTGGTGCTGCTCTAGGTGCTTCTATCGGTAAATGGCTCGGAGAGCTAATTGGCGGCGCGTTTGGATCAGGCTGGGAAGCGTTTGCGTCGGGCTATGAAATCACTCTCGATGGAATGGAAGCCAACGTTAGAGATGTTCTTACAGAACAAAAACAAAAGAGTTGGTACAGAGGTAAAGATAGGCGCGATATTTACAGTGCCTCTGACGATTCAACCATTGCAGTAATCAACAATGCATGGGGTGATATCACGGATGCCATAGGTACTCAGTTTGCCTTACTCGGTAGTAAAGGCGTTCAGTCTGTCATTGAGAATTTCTCACAAGAGGCTACAAAAGTCACCGCGAAAGCGGGTGAGGATTTAGCAGATGTTTTGACTGATTGGTTTTCTGAGATGGCTGGAAATCTAGCCACAGAAGCACTCGATTTTGATCCAACACAGGGCTATGTCACGCCACTACAGGAAATGTTGAAACTTCAGATTGGAAACATTCTGAATGCCACTGGTGAGGAAATCCTAGAGGGTGTTGCTGAGGTGTTTACCGCTGTTGTAATCATTGGAGATGCTTTTGATCAAATGGGCGTGCATTTCGGTGACACCAGCAATGATTTTATTTGGACGTTTAATCGCGCTACAGGATCATTAGAGATCACAGGTCAGAAAATGTCTGAGGCTCAAGAATCAATGATTCTGTTGAACGCTGCGTTTGGTGGTGCTGATCTAGCCATGCAAGGGATGCAACAGATTCTAGAAGAACTCGCACCAGCATATATTCAGTCATCGGTGACACTCAACACCCTAGAGACACAGATGTATGCGTTTGATACCAGCCTACAGGCTCAGGGTTACTCGGTCATACGTTCTACAGATCAGCTCTATGACTTCATTCAGGTACAGGATGCAAGTACAGAGGCAGGACGTGAGAACATTGTTACCGCTACAGCAATGATTGAAACAGTAGTAGCAATGGATGAAGCACTAGCGGCAAACAAAGAAACGCTAGATGCCGTTACTAGTGCAACCACTGTACTCGGTCTAGAGTTTGATGCGGGTGGTGTAGGCGCTCAGAATTTCGCCAATATGTTGGTAGAGCTGTCTGGTGGGATGGATGAATTCCAGTCCAACGTCAGTAGCTACTATCAGAACTTCTACAGCGATGAAGAACAACGTTTAATCACCCTTGCAGCAGCAGGTGCAGAGGTTCAGGCATTCAACGACAGTATCGGTAAAACAGGTGAAGCCACCATTGACACTATCGCAGAGCACAGGGCACATGTGGAGAGCCTACAACTACTAGCCAATGCCGGTGATGAAGCAGCAGCAGCTGAATTAGCACGCGCATTAGCGGTTAGTGATTCTATGGCACTGATTGCACAGAATGAGCAGACACTAGCGGAACTCAGAGAATCGTTACCGCAGGAAATGATTGCACGATGGTCGGGATTCTATGATGCAGCATTAGCTGAATCAGAGGCCATGTTTGATGTATCAAATACGTTTGCATCTGAAGCGGCTCGCGTAGCCGTAGAGACAGAAGCAATGGCATTGTCACTAGCCATTGCGAATAATGAGGTGGTGAACGTTGATCGTGTTGTAGAGCTTCTTAACGGAACACTTGACCAGAACAGCACAGCATGGACAGAGCTGGATGGTGCGGTGAGAGCATCAACAGCATCAGTCACTAATTCTTATGCTCGACTAGATGAAGAACAGACCAGAGCAGCACTGAGCACTGTTAATAGTTGGAACGCAGCTGGTCAGTCCATTTCCAGCATTGCACAGCAGATGGCAAACGCGGCGAGACTTGCAGAAAACTCAGCTAGAGCTGCAAACTTTGCTAGTGCTAATGCTCAACAAGCTGCCAATGATGCTCAAAGTATCCAGATTGACGGCTCACACAAGCTAGGTCATCCAAATATCCCATTTGACGGTTACATTGCAGAGCTACACAAAGGCGAGCGGGTGTTGACCGCTGAGGAAAACAGAAACTACGGAAAGACTGCTGTTTTCAGTTCTAACAACTCAGCTGCCAATGATGAGTTACTACAGGACATTCGTAATGAATTAGTAAAATCACGTCAGGCCAATGAAAGCCTACTCGCTGAAAACAACAGTCTGCAACGTGCTATCGCATCCAACAGCTATCAAACTAATGCAACGTTAGAGAAATCCAACAGAAACAACGAGCGCATAGCCCGTAAGCAGGCTAGCTAAGTGAGCAAGATATTTGTTCCTGATAGCAATGGCGCGATATTCATGGATGCCATCGATGCTGACAGATATGACGGAGCACTGGCACGCTGGAATATCGGTGATGGAAACACGCTGATACCCAGCTGTGACACATGGAATAGATCAGCCTCAGCAAAACTAATATTTCATTTTGACCCACTTTCTACAAACACCTATGCGCTCTATGTGATGTTCAAAGGTTCAGCCAGAGGAACACGTTTCTGGGTTGATCTGAATCATCAGCAGCAATCTACACCGGGTAACTATGGCACTGATGGCGAACCGTACACAAACGATCAGATGCAATGGGTAGGCAGTAATCAACAAGCTCTATCAGTAGTGGCAGGGATCAACCAAATCTGTATCCAGTCTATTGATCAGTCAATGGAATTGTGGCGTATTGCAATGGTGCCAACAGGTCAGAACAACGTAGCCAATGGGAACACCAATTACGGTGGTACACAACATTTCGCTGATGAATTCGCGTTACCTGTAGAGAACACAGAAAGCTATGCCGCATGGTTAGAGGATGATTCACGTAATCAACACCGTGTGTTGCTGCTAGAGATGAATTACGGGGATGGTGATGGCGTTGTCCGATTCGGCTCACAGGCATGGTTGTCAGACAAAAACCTACCGTATGACGATGGCATTCTGAGTGATCCCTACATAGAAGAAACCATAGACGGCACACGATCAGTTGGTGATGTTGAGGTGATCTTAGAAGAACCAGAAATCAACCTTGCACAACAGGTATTCAGAGGCCAACAGTCTCGATGGCTCTATGGGGATACCTCATGGAATACAAACCAGTTTAAGACACTATCGACCAGCATCATCGAGCAATGCAAGATGACGGGATTCAACCGTTTTCAGTTTGATCTGTTGCCACCTTCTGATGTGTTTTTTACAACGTTCTATGAGGGCATAGATTCGGACTACATAGGTTCATTTGGTGGCGCTATAGAGCACATCAAAAGCCTGTTTACGAGCTGTCCACCGATTCGATACCTCAATGTTGTTCCTGATGAAGTGACAGTGAGATTCACACTGACTGAAAACCTGGAGTTCGCCACCATCTTGCAACAGCTCTGTAACTCTGTAGGTGCTCACTATCGAGTGTCTAATTCAGACGGTGTGTTAGAGATCATCAGACCAGATGACAGTCAGAATCCGATTCTGGAGTTCAACACCCATAACATCATTGACAACAGCCTACAGGTTCAAACCATCACGCCATCATTTCAGTTTGTAGAAATCATCTACGGCACTGCACCAGAGGATGGTGATAGACCTTCAATCACACAGGAAACAGGTGCGAATACTGGAACGTTTGAGGAAACCTATCAGCTCGACACTGTTCTGGAAAACGCATCAGATGCACAGGCACTAGCTGATAAATACGGCAGTACCTATGCAAATGATCAGGTGTTGTATGCATTTGAGGCTGATGGGGTGAATGTGGATTTCGCAGCTGTTGGAGATAAATGCATCATCAACCATTTTCAGGTGTCAGGTATAGGAGTAATTCAAACGGTCAGACGCTCATTTCTGGGTAGCCCGACTACTGTAGAGGTGTTGATTTAATGGCGTTAACTGACAACTTACTTTTTTCAGATACAAATCCTGTTCTAGATGCCGAGATTACTAGCGACACGCTAGCGGTTACACCGCTTTCATGGATGAAAAACAGCAAACGCGCTCGAATGACAAAGTGGGTGAATCCTGATGGAATCATTCGTGTGTTCTGTAAGTTTGATCAGATACAAAATCTTTCCTATTTTTCGATCATGGGTCATTCGATCCCTGATGGCGCAAAAGTCACGCTCAAACTGTTTGCAAGTGATGATACTCAGCTATATGACAGCGGAGCACTATCTGTTGATTCACTGATACCAGCCGGTATCTACAGTGCAGGTCAAGACGCATGGAATGAGTCAGAACAGGACATTTTCAACAATGTGTTTCTACACACCTTTGACAAGGTTTTGGATGTAGCACAGGCAAATATCCTCATAGATCACGGCTATGAAGCGGTAGAAGAAGAAACCACTGACACAACGACTACAACGACCACAACCACAACAGAGTCAGACGGTATTTTTGTACAGAATGCCGGTGGTGTTGTGTCTATACGTGCTGATTCAATGACTATGACCAGCGCAGCCAGTGACTCATGGGCGGTTTCCAACAATCCAAAGAATGGCGATGGTCTGGGTGACGTGATGTTTAAGACTGGCTCAGAGTTCTATTCGACACCCAGAGTAGGACCACGCCTCACAAGCCAGTTCAAAGCCTCTAGGAGCGGTTCGCATGATGTGTGGCTACGGGTGTACTCAGATGACGGAAACAGCATCTACACGACGTTTGACGGCAACACAAAGCGGTCAATATTCAATGCCGGTGAGCTGCGTAACGGTGAATGGCACTGGTATCACGTCAGTACGGTCAATCTGGTGGAGAACGCCACACATGAGTTAGAGGTATCAGCGCGTGATCATTTCATGTATTTCGGCAAGATCGTAGTGATTCCTAGCAATAGTCCTGCACCTACTGATGCCAGTTTCATCGAGAGTGATACCGGGACCATTACGACAACTACCAACACCACCACTGGTGAGGTGACAGTATCAACACCTATCGTCAATACACTGGCACTACGTACAGTGATGCTAGGTGATGTGTGGCAACCACTAGAGAATTTCGAGCACGGTACACCGATCAGTTTCTTGACAGAGGCGCAGAACTACACCGTATCCAGTGGGTACACCATCACCGGGAAACCTCAGCAGCAAGTACGCAGAATGGAGCTGAACCTAGCGGTGATGGAAGCTAGTGACCGTTTGAAAATGGTCGAGTTTGAGATTGCCCAAAACGGTAAGGCGTTTGTGTTCAGTGCCTATCCAAACGGTACAGAGTGGGAACAACAGAAACACACGTTTTTAGCCAAATTCGAGAGCAGAAACGCCTATTCACACGATCATTGGGGTATTCATTCAACGAACCTCATTTTAACTGAGGTTTAAATAAATACTCCTATGGCAGATGACACAATTGAATTTCCAATATTAGATTTTACTGAGGATCGTTTAGTAGACGGTGATACTCGCGCACTCGTTACAAAGATCAATAACCAACAGCTGAAACTAGAAACATGGTCTGAGGGTGCAAATGCACTGCGACAAATTCAGTATGACAACACAGGTCTACCGTTGAGTGGTGGAACCATGATCGGGAAAATATATGGACCACAGACAGAACTAACTGATCCGGGTACAACACTAGTCACAAAATATTTTGCAGATTCTACTTACGTAAATCGTTTTACTAGTCAGACAATTTCTGGACAAAAAATCTTTAACTCACCAATCGTTTTTAACGATTTAGTGACCATCAACGATGCACTCATCAAGTCAGCGCAGGAACTCGATGTAGGCAGTAGCATAGTTGTATTAAATTCTGATGAAACAGGCTCGCCAACTGTAGATGCTGGTATAGAAATTGAGCGTGGAAATCAGACAAACGCACGGCTGGTATGGGATGAAAGCTCAGACCGATTTCAGGCTGGCCTAACCAATAATTTGAAAAACATTGCAGTCGAGGGTGACTTTGTTAATCTCACAACTAATCAGAACATTTACGGAATAAAAATTCTGAACGACAATCCTGTAATTAACAGTCCATCGGGCAATCCAGCGATTACATTTAAAAGGAACAATGTTAACTCTGACATTATCTTTAGTTTGAATTCAAACCTGCTACTCAGGCATCAGCACACCAGCGGTGGCACTGATACAGAGTTGCGCCTCTATGACAACTACATCAATGTGAATAAAGAAATTCGGGGTGTCCAAACCGTGTCTACAAACGGAGCATCAACGCTGACCAGTAAAGGCTATGTGGATGATCTGGATAGCGAAAACGTTAAATTAACAGGCACTCAAGAGATTGCTGGTAATAAACGATTTATCGGATACACGACCGCGAATGCCACATTACAAGTCAATGGAAATATCACATCAAGTGGTAATGTTGTTAATTTTGCTAAACATGCTCGCGCACCTAATATTGTTCCATCAAATGCATTGGATTATTCACCGAAAGGTTATGTAGATCAATTTCTAAAGCTGACAGGTGGGACGATTACAGGTAACACCACACTATCGAATAGTAATCCCTATTTTACGATCAATTCAACGGATGAGGGTAATGCTCATTTGCAATTTCAAAATGAAGGTGTGCGGTCTGCACTGATCTACTCTAGTGCTACTTCAACTTCATTTCGTCGCTACACCGGTACTACGGCTGGTACAAATTTTACGCTGTTTGATAATTTAGCAACGCTCGATGTGGCGCTGCGTACACCGTCAACTCAAGCGAGTGATGTAGGAACGACAGTAGCCACAAAAGACTATGTAGATAATGTAGCTGGTGGTGGTGGTGGTAGCTACGTCGATTTATCCAGTGACCAGAACATAGATGGAAAGAAAACGTTTGAGGATGATGTAGTAGTCGAAAGCTCGCATCTCAGAGTTCATGCTGAATCACCGTGGCTAACCATCACCGGGACTACACCGGGGCATCAGGGCAATGTTCACCTACAGTTCAAATCAACGACTGCATCAGGTGATGATCAGCTCAGTGGATTGCTGTATCACGAATCATCCAGTAACAGCCTAAGACTACGTAAGTACAACCGTGAGGACGGTACGAATATCCAGAGTGAAATTGTATTGTTTCCCGGCTACATCCAGTCACAGAGTCCAATACGACTAAACGCGACACCAGAGAATAGAGATGATGCGGTACTACGACGTATAGACGCTGATAATCGCTATGTGCAGGCTAACAATCTATTCAGAGCTACCGACAATGGTTCATCTAACAATCTGAATCAGTCAACAGCTCAAAACGCTGCGTTGATGGCAAACGTCATCTTTAACGACAACAGCATGGTATCTGTGTCAAACGGATCAACAGCAACCATCAATCAGAGTGGCCGCTACAAGATCAGAACAAACGTTTACTACAAAGGTGTTGATCAGCGGGTGTCGATCAGTGTTCGCGTCTATATCAATGGCATCTCCGAAGGAACTACAGCGATTTCATATTTACGGTTCGCATCTGGACATGATCACGATTCAGTAGGTCTGTCTGATCAGACATTTAATCTAGCTGCTGGTGATACGGTTGAAATTCGTACACAACAAACCGCTACTGCGGGTGTTGCAACGTTTGAGGGTACTGGTGGGAGCTACATTGAGATAGAAAAAGTGTAACCAACACTAAATACATACTACTCATGGGGTAAACACTATGGATGCTCCAACAGGCGACCAAAAAAACACACAGAGAAAATTTAGCCAGAGACTGTATTTGTTTTCAGACAATGATGTAAAACGGCTGGAAAAACTCGCAGAACAGCAGCCTGAATTGTCTCAGTTACTGACAGACAGAAAGGCAGCGTCTGTGGTGATGGCGAGAATAGCCAAAATTGTTGGCTGGGCAACTGTAGTTGTCACCGCTGTTGGGCTATCAGAGCCGATTAAATCCATTCTGTCAAAGTTAGCAGGTGGTGTTTAATGGCTACTATTAGAAACATATTGGGTACAGCCAATAATATCAGCCTATATATTTTGGTTCCGTTGTGCCTAGTGTTTGTTGCCGTTTATGCGTATGAAAGGACACAAAAAGTCAGCGACTATGTTGAGTATTTTTACGTTCTTCCAACAAAATACGCCTATGCAGACGGTGAGGTGATTCAGTATTACTCAATAAACGAGACTCATAAAGAAACACCTTATATTAAGTGGGAAGAAACTACACGCTGCAATACAAACGGGCAGGGTTTTGGTCATCATGCTTCGACTAGTTCAGAAGCGTATGATTTTTTTCTGGATCGGAAAATATCTGGCAGCATTAAAGCACTAGCGAAAACTCTGACGGATGCAAATGATGATTATAATTACGATGAGACTACACGGGGGCTTGACCAGAATATCGAGGCTCAACTACGCACCTATGCTCGTAAAAACCAACTCATTGCACCGTGGACGCTGGACATTGTTCCGAACCCTATCGCTGGAAGCGTTTGTCTAACTCGGCATACGGTCAATGTCACTACGCCAATTCTAGGTCTTGTATTGAAAGAGTCGTTTACGTCAGCGCCGTTCACCTATGGTGTTCAGGAGCTTGTTACACGTAGCAGTGATGCTCAGTAAAAAACGTTTGGCAACAATTGCAGAGGTCATTGACCTTTACAAAATTACTAGGCGTTCAGCCCTCATATTCTTCGGATTTATCCTCTATTCAGTAGTTCAGTGGTTCTTCACGATTGATCAACCATCGCTAGAACACACCATATTTGTTAGTACCGTAGTAGGCATATTTCCAGCGGTCCTCGCGTTCTATACAGCTAAAGGCGTTGACTGGGCTAAGTTCCATCAGACAAACAATCAGAACAACCAGAACAATCAACACACCAACAGATATCAATCACCAGACTATAGGCAGAGTTATCGTGACGATGATCAATCAATGTGGCCTAACAGGAATGATGATGATGATTTCTATGATCTGGGGTAACTCAAATGGTTGCTGAAACCATCGAGGGTGTTTTACTATTGGTGTATTTCACCAGTGTTTTTGTAGTGGCTGGAATATGGCTGTTTGAGAGGTTTTTTACTGTCCCATCAAAACAGAAAACCGATCAATCTGATTCTTAGGAATGATGATGGTTTTTGTCAGTCACTAAATAGCTGTATGACAGAAACTCACACACTCAAAAACAAAGCGGTAGATTTAGACACCCTCAGAGGTTTCAAAATAGACGGTAAACCAGCCTCTGATGATCAGATTTTGGAATTACTAGCTGAGATTGAATGTAAAGGCAGGCTCGGTGTTGTACAGCGTCGGAAAATTGAAAACGTAAAAATCAGTCGAAAGAAATACAGACGGCCAGTTATGGCTGAGGTAATCACTGATAATGTAGAGGAATTAGCGCCTGTAGAAGTGATTTTTGAGCCTGTGGAGCAGCCAGAGACTGTAGAGGTAGTAGAGCCTGTAGAGGAGACCATTGAGCCTGTAGAGGTAGTAGAGCCTGTAGAGCAGACTATTGAGACTGTAGAGCCTGCACCAGCCGCTGTAGTCACTCACGACATCAGAGAACGCTTGTTAGATGCTCTAGCACTAGCCAAATCATACGTAACAGATTACCGGCTAATGATCGCTAAAATTCTGGCACCAAAGGCTGCACTGGTTGTTGAGAATAAACACAAATTAGCGGGCCGTAGCGCGTTAACGCACGCTGAGTTTGTAGAGCGTATGGATTCAAAGGGTTTGTTAGAACATTTTGAATTATTGAGTGAATACGTAGACTGTAAAACTCCATTGGTATATCGATGTAAAAAATGTGGAGTCGTCAAACAGGCTACATCAACTAATCTGATGAAACGCACTGCGGGGTGTAACCAATATTGTAAATCCAAAAGAGCAATCGTTCATCGTCATAAATAACTCTCAGATAGGCAAATGGTTGTCTATCAAATACGAGATAAAATTTATGAGTAAAAATAAATTCAGTTTAGATGAGCTTAAAAACGCATTTGGTGAGCGAGACAGAAAGAAAACCAACAAAAAAGGCGAGAATGGAAACTGGCTGAGATTTTGGGATTTGTCAGTAGGTGGATCAGTCACCATAAGGCTGTTGCCAGACAAGAATGAAGATAACCCATTTGGTTTCACCGTCAAAGACACTCGCCACACGGTGAAAATAGGCGACCAATTTCACTCAGTAGCCTGTGAGAAACACATGAGAGGCCAGCCATGTGCTCTCTGTGATCTATCAGCACAGCTCTACAAGGAAGGCAGGGACTCAGACGGTAGGGAAATCTATAAAACCGATAAAATGATCGTGCAGGCGATTGTGATTGATTCTGACCTGCGTTTTGATGATGGGTCTGATGCAGTCGGTGAGCTGAAATTCCTCAGCCTGTCAAAATCTATTTTTGGCATTATCCAAAATGGCTTTGAGGATTTGGAAGCGCCACCATTTGATGTTGACGATGGATGCAATTTCACCATCAAGAAAACACAGAACGGTGATTACAACTCCTACACCACCAGCGGCTATGCTCGCAAGGAAACTGCATTGACTGATGAGCAGCTGGAGCTGTTTGAGGAACAAGCTGTAGACCTATCTACGCTGTTGCCGAAACCTGCTGATCCTGATGAGGTTGAACAGCTAGCAGCTGACTATCTAGCGAGCATCAGCTGATGGTGGTTCTAGATTTTCTGATCGGGTTAGTACAGCTAGGAGTGCTAGGAATACTGCTATTGGTGGCTCTAGTGGTCCTGCTCTCGATGCTCTACAACGTTGCAACGTTTATTCAACGTATGAGAGCAGAGGGTTTGAGTGCTGCTGAGTTAGCGCGAAAGATGAAAGATGAATACAACACTGAACAAAAAGACTAAATAAGGCTGTAGTTTTATTATTGTTGTTATTATTCATATTGTTTTTTTGGTTTGGTTGTTGAATGGCCCGGTGAATACTCCGTCACCGGGCCTTTTTTGTGTCTGATCATCTGGCGAGCATGTTGGCCATCATGTGAAAATCATCGTCAGACATTTGTTTGAGCATATCGATACGTTTTTGAACGTCATCAACGGTTTTTTGAGCTTCCTGTAGCTCTACTTTCAGACTAGCCATCACCATCTGTCTATCGAGTGGTTTGAGTTTGGCCGGTTCCGGGTCTGGATCAGCAATCACAACGTCATCTATGTTGATCGATGTAGTGTCTGAGGGTGCTGGTTCTGGTTCCTTCTTAGCGGGCTGGTTGCCTGTTTTACGCTGTAGGGTGGGGTAACTGATGTGGAACCGCTTACAGAGAGCTGTGCGGTCTTTGACGGTCATCTGAGAGGCTATACCCCAAAGCTCTATCAGCTGATCCTCTGTGTACGTGTGTTTGATGCTACGTCCTGTAGTGCCTTTAGGCTTCTGAGGCTTGAAACTGGGTGTTGTGGTAGTCATAGCTCTAGTGTCTATTTCAGTGGTTCAGAAACGACAAAAGCCACCGGGTAGGGTGGCTGGTGTCCTGTTAGGTTTTGAATGGCTCTAAGCTGCACTCAGGCTGCTAGCTTCAAACTCATCAGCGTAGCGTTTGGGTATGCGCGAACCGGTCTGGCCAGAGCTATCACGGAAATAGTTCATCATTGTCCCGTCTAGCACGTAGGACCAGTAACGCTCATCTGCATCCATGACCAGTGCAACGTGATAAGTCTCGCTAGGATCAGCCTCTGTGTGCGCGATCAGCTCAGTCAGAGTATCGAAACGATTAACGTCAACGATTTCCTCAGTCTCAGGATTGATCTGTTCAGCGGCCCAGTAGTAGGTGGTGTTAGTCATAGTGGTTATCGTCCTGTTTGATAGTCTATCGGCGTAGTGTATCAAAAATTTAAACATTAAAAAAAAGGCCGGTGAATCATCAACCGGCCTTTGTTTTTTAATTAGTCCTCATCCTCATCCTCATCCTCATCCTCATCCTCATCCAGATCAGGGCAGAGGTGAGGAAAGAATTCCCTGATATCTATCGAGGATTTCAGCATTTCTTCTACCTCTGACTCAGAGAGCCAACAGAGCAGGATGCCGATGAGTCGGTCCTTGTCTACTGTGCCTTCTTCTACTGCGTCCAGAACCAGATTGCGTGCTGAGTTTTGATCGATCATTTTTTGTATTTCCGTATCAAGTTGTGATGTGGAAATACTAGGGTTTTGAAAGATTAAAAACCGTGTTTCATTTGTCGTTTAGGAATGTTTAAACGTTTATTTAAGAGATGTGACTCTCACTTTTTGAGATAGTGAGAGCCAGTCCCGATTAGTCCTTACACCCACCAACGGTTTTGGCGTGAATGACTTGAGTGATGCTGCCATCCTCAATTACGTAGTCAATGGCTACGCCTACATTGGGATACGTTGCTGACTGCATACAGCGGCCCTGTTTCTGTAGAGCACTGGTTGCAAACAATTCGTTTTCGCGTGTTTGAAAATCGGCATCATTGTGTGAGTACCATTTTGCGATCATATTGTTAATCATCATTATATTGACCATATAACCAAGGTCAGTCTCTGCCATACAGTTGGGATCATCAAAAACCATAGTGGTGGTTTTCGCAGGCAGGCTATGTAGGTGTTTCAGATCATCAACGGTTTGTGTATACCCACATTGATCACCATTTTCATTGGAAATAAAGCCTTTGGGCTGACCAGCTGCCTGTGCAGTGGTGAATGATGATGTGAATAGTAGGGTGCTGATTAGGAGTGTTTTAATTTTCATGCTGCATTCTCCATTGTGGTCCAGCCAGCCTTCACAAATAATTGCTTGGCATACTTTCCCCGACCAAACCATTTCTTTACCTCTGCTGGTGTATCAAATAGTTCGATATCAGCTTCTGGATTATTGCGCTTACATTTAAAACACATATATTTCCCATTGGGTGTAACCACTATTTCTAGGATAGTGTAGGGACTCGGTTTGTCGGTGAATACCGTAGCAAAGGCTTGTGTATTCTCGATCATTTTTAATTCTTTGTTTGTAACCATCATTTTTATTCTCGTTTTTTAGTTGTCGTTGCTGAAGTGCAACTTAGCTGTATTTAGCTAGTTAAACATACTAAAGTTTATTAATCAATTAAAATGTGCGTGGATCACAGAAAAGTAATTAATAAAAAACGGAATATATGAGATATTTTTTACAGGTTATCGAGCCAGTTAATTATATCTGGGTCAGTCAATTCCATTTCATCTACGTTGAACGGGTGTAGCCAATCTGTTTTAGTACCCTTTGATTGATTCAGTGATCCGTCTAGTAATTGCAGGTTGGTGTGGTGATGAATTCCACCGGCCTCTACGCCTGCATCCAGAGGAGTCACATGATCAACCTGTAGATCACAGCCATAGAGATCATTCAGGAATCTGCACCGCGCATATATTGCATTTATAGCGTTATGATCGACATTTCCTGGAGTTGCATTGATAATGCGGGCACGCCTACGGGCTGAATATTCAGCGTATTTCTCAGGATTGTTTTTGGACCACAATTTGTTTTTACGATTTTCGTGAGCTTTATAATCGGCGTAACGTTTAGCGCGGCGTTCAATTTCTCGCTCTTTATTGTCGTGATAATATTTCTTAGTACGTTCGCGTTGTGCCTCTCTATTTTTGGCGTACCACTCCCGCTGCTTCCGATTGTATTCTTCACGAGATTGGCGCATTAGGAAAGGCGGGCTAATTGTTCTGCTGGTGTTTCAATTTCTGCAGTCATAGATTGTTCAATTAGCTGTTCCATTGTGAGTTTTGGTGCTGGTGGCTCTATAGCAGGTAGATCATTGTCATCTGCCTGAACCATCAGAGTCTCAACGTCAGTGACACTTAGATATCGTGTTGAGAATGGCAACTCACACCAGAGATGCTCTTTCAGATTGATAGTGAACATGCGGTAGAACGTTGCCTCTAGATTGTCCTCAGTCTGATCGGCCAACTCAGTGAAATACTCGCTGAGGTTTGCAGTGACTCTATGGATCACATCAGGCTCAGGTAGGTTATGTAATTTGATGTAGTTGCGATGCTTTTTTGATCTGTGTTTATGGCGTTTCTTAGCGGCCTGTTCCTCTTTGATTTGTTGCTTGATAGCTCGGTACTCCTCAAGCGTTTCAGCAGCTCCTAGACGCGATATGGACGGTTGCTGTAGTCCTGCAACCATATTGGTCAGTGGGTGGCCTAGAGCGGCATAGCGTGCGATCTGGAACGCTTCAAACTCAGCGGTGTACTCACCGGCTGGGATGGTTTTAATGATTTCGCAGTGCCACGGGATTTTGTACTGGTCTAACAATCTGATCATCTGACGTGAGTTGTAGTTGTATTCGATACTATTTGGCTGATGAGCGTGATACTGGTGCTCTTTGTGTCGCTGCTCTGGGCGTTTCGATTCACCGATATAGAAAATTAATTCGTCGGTATCCTCTGGTATTTCATTGCCGTATGTCCTTATTTTCAGCATCTGTTTTGTAAATGCTGGCAGGTGTTTCTCTGGAATATCCAGCAGGTTAAAGATTAATTTATATACATTATTTGTTTTTTGTTTTATATTGCTCATAAAGTTTATTTAGGGCAGATAATCAATGTGAGTATCTGAATTGTTAAAAGCGTTATAAAACAATGGTTTAGCGTTGCTTTTATGGTTTATAAACTTGAGAGCTAAATATATGGAATGACAAAACAGGAGAATATCTATGTCAAAGACAGTGAAAGTCAGTCAGGAATCAGTAGAAAAGGCAGCTGCACAGTATGAGCGCCACAAAGCAGCGTGCAGGCGTGAGTCTAAAATCCGCCATTACATCAAACGCTATTTGAAAATCCACCAGCGAGAGCTGCATGATCGGCTGGTGGGTGAGGTAGATGGCCTCATTCGAGAGGAGCAGCGTGTAGAGGCGTTAAACGCGGCTCAGGCTACCGATGGTGGTGAGTCGTGACTAAAAAAGAGTTAAAGGCGTTGACAGAGCGTGTGGATGAGCATGAGCAGAAGATGGGCAATGGGGAATTAGTGATATTGCGGAAAATGCTCGCTAATAAACCTCAGTTTGTACTGAATTATCTAGATGGGTGGAAGGATCGGAATAATCGGAAGGTTTTGAAGGGTTCTGATAAGGGTTAATAGGGATTATTGAATCATGTGAATAGGAGTTATTCGGGTGATTCTTGAAAAAAAGTGAATACAGAGAGTTGCACAGCATAAATAACATTACTTAGGAGGGAATTAGCCTTACTAATAACACGAGAATAATAATATGAGTAAGCAGATTACATATAACCGATCAGCGGCATCGGTTGAACAATTAAAGCAGTACCAGAGGCGTAAGGGACGCGCTAAACAGTATGTATGGAAGCATCTACAGGATGAACATCCACAGATATTCAGAAGTTTGATTGAGGATTTCAATGAGACTCAGGCTGAGGATGAACAGTTTGAGGTGAAGCGATGAGTAGCCGATATACAAATCAAGAAATCACTCAGGCTATGCAGGTATTGCTATCAATGCCTGAAGGGGTGTTGGTTAGTTTTCACACCCAGCAACGTAGAGGCGATATACAAGGCGCTAGATCGACTATTCAGGAGCATTGTAATTGTACTAGGCGTGTGGCCGACAGCATCCTAGAAGATAATAAGAAGAATCTTGATACAGACTATGAGAAAGAATTAGGGTTTGATTGGGATCAACTTGGGGTGAAGCGATGATTAATTTAGAGACTCACGGTGGCGCTCATAGCGCCAATTCAACACTCTTATATGTGGTCAAACAGTTGAGTGAAACTGATACTGCTGTAGGGATGAGAGCAAATGAAATACTGGGTGATACTGGGTTTATGAATGCTGAGGATCGGCTTCAATATCTGGTTGATATGGTTCTAGGTCGTAGTTACCTACTAGAAGATTTCAGTATCATATTTAAGGATTATTATGAATTAGCCAATTTGAAGGCATCATTTAGTGGTGAGTCACTATGAAATTCACACTACTACATAGAAACGTAGATATTTCAGTGCCGCCTAAGATCACTGATCTCAACGTAGTGCATGATGATTTCAGATTTGAAAGTACCTTTAAGGAGTTGTACAAATTCATGTCTGAAAATGTTGAGGTGTTGACTGACAAGGATGATGGAAATCTTTTAATACCAGTGAGTTTCAAACACCCTGATGAGGGTGATGACTATTCGCCTGCAATGAAATCGGTGTATGAGAATGGCGAGCCTACAGGCGAGAAACTAGTTAAGTACCGTGATGATGGTAGGGCACACGTTCAGCGAGCATATCCAAACATTGAAACGGTTGAATGCCTGATCATTGATTACGATGGTGGTTGCACAATTGAAGATGCGTTAGAACTCTGGTCTGGGTACAACATCATTGTCTACACCACTTTTAATCACCTAGTAGATAGGGACAATGGTGAAGGTTCTGTTGATCGGTTTCGCGTGATGGTGAGAATGTTAAACCCAATCAGTATCGATGCTTACCATGAGCGTGAGGATGGTTTGATTGCTATGGCTGGTGGTGCATCTATGTGTGATGAAACGACGTTTACACGCGGTAGAGGCTTTTTCTGGCCTTGTTACGGTGAACACAACAAAGATGATTTCATCTTAGAGATGTTGCCGGGTAAGCCAATAGACGTAATGGGGGTAGTTTCAACTCCAAAACAAATTTACCTGCCTAAACCTGTACAGAAACCTAAATACGCTGGTGATGATTCTCGTGTTGAACAGGACAGGCTCGAAATGATGGAAGAATTGAAGAATTGTAGTTTTCCATCTTATAAACAGTGGTTCCAGATTGTTGAAGCAATGAAGCAATCGGGTTTTACACAGAACGAGATGCTGGAAGTGACATGCGGAAACACTAATCACGCTACCACTACATCAGGTGTGCCAGACAATGATCGATGTTTGAGTCATTGGCATCGTGCCTCTGAATTTGGTGAGGGTGAGGGCAAGTTAGTGTCAATCATTCGGTTATATGGCAATCCACTGTTTAGAACTAAGGGATACCGTAAGAATCGAGAGAAACAGTCACTGGATGCTGAGATAGCATCACTAGAGAAAAGAATTAAGGAACGGAAGAAAAAAGAACGATTAATTGAAGCAACGACTAACCATAACAATATAGGAAACCCGTAATGAATGAAGATACAACTAACCTAGAGGAGCTATCTATAGAGGAAGAAGAAGCACGCCTAGCAGAAAGGAAGAAACAGAGGGCAGAGAACGAAAACAAGGAACTATTAAATGATGTTTTCGATATTGATGCATTGCTGGATGAGGTTTTAACAGAGACTGGTAATGCAGAGACTTTCATCGATAGCCTAGACGGTCGAGCTAAACATATCATTGAGTTGAATAAATGGGCTTATTGGGGTGGGGAGAAGTGGAACATCAATGACGATGCAGAGATTGAACGCAAATTTAAGGCTGTTATCGAGTGTTTGAAAGGCCGAAAGGCTGAGTTAGAGGCTATGCGTATACCTCTGGTGACAAAGGCTGAACCAACAGATGCAGATAAGGAAACGATTAAAAAAATAAACGGTGTTATTAGTCGTGTTCGTAAGTGGATAACGGCATCATTGAAGCTGGCCACTAAAACTGCATCAATCAAAATAGCCAGTACCATTGAAGGCGTGCCAATTGAATATCGAGAGTTTGACAAAAAAGGTCATTTCTTTGGTGTCGCCAATGGTGTGGTTGATCTACGTGATGGCTCACTGGTATCTGATCGGCCTGAGTACATGCTACTGAAATCATCTGAGGTTCCCTATGATGTAGAAGCCGAGTGTCCACATTGGGAAAAATTCATCGCTGACATTACCTGTGGTGATCAGGGCAAGATCGATCTGTTACAGATGATTGCCGGTTCTGCGATGGTTGGAAACGTTAAAGATAAGATGTTCTTTTTTAACGGTGATGGCTCAAACGGTAAATCCACGTTCGTTACTGTGCTGTCTAAAATACTAGGAGAGGTGGATAAGGGTGGATATAAGGCTAGCGTGAGTCCTGAGACTATTACAGGCGCTTCTACGTCTGAGCAGTCCTATGCCCTAGCTAGGCTGAAAGGCGTCCGTCTGATCGTTATGAACGAGCTAGGCGCGGGTGATGGACGGTCCTCTAAGTCTGGTCAACTGGACGATACGATTGTTAAGCGTATGGTTGACTCTGATGAAGGATTGCAGGCTAGGCCGATACGGGGTGAACCTTTTGAATTCAACTGTATTGCAACAATGATTCTGAACACTAACCATGTTCCCTCTGTGGCGACTACAGACGGTGGTATATGGCGTCGATTGTGTTTGGTGAATTTTGAACGGGTGTTCACTGATGCAGAGAAAGATAGAACTCTGGTGGCTGATAAGCTGATGCCAGAGTTGTCAGGGATATTGCGATGGTGTGTTGATGGTGCAATGGCTTACATGGGCAATAACCAACAGTTCATCATCCCTGATTCAATTGTGGCTGATAATGTTGAGTGGAGAGCCAGTGAGGATAAGCTAGGGTCATTTATCGGTAGTCGATTGATCGGTGATGTTTCAACCAAAATTAAAATAACCGATCTATTGGCTGAGTATGATGTGTGGTGTAAAGAGCGTGGATTTCATGCTGGTGGTGAAAAGGAGTTGATCAAGAAGTTAAAGCAGCGTGGTATGGACGTTAGCAACAGCTACAATGGTGGAGTCAATCATCTGCGAGGTTACATGTTTACCAATGAGGGTAACGGGATGGTGATCAATCATCTGATGGGTAATAAGAAAAAGAAGAAGGAAGTTAAGACGGTGGTTGATCTATTTGACTGATGGTGTCGGGATAATCACTGAGCATACGACAAAGCCTCTTAATTGAGGTTTTGTTGGTTTTGAGGCAATGAGATATGGGTTTAATCCGGTTTTGATATGAATAGAGGAAATGGGGGATATCTCTGCATTGTTAGTTATATATAATATATATATAAAAAATAAAAAAAAAACTAAAAACAAACTAAGTCTAATTACACCCATTATCTCTATTTTGGAGTAGTGATTTGTGAATAGAAATGAGTAATGCTAGAGATTAGTGTGCTATTTGTGAATTGCTTTTTTTGTCAGTGATTGTTACTCATGGCTGAAACCAGTGATTAGAACCTGCATCAGCGCGATTTTTGGCAGATCAAAACCTACAATTCCAGAAACACCAAAATCCAAAAATCAGCTTTTAGGTTTTGATTCCTGTTCCCGCTGCTCTCGCATGTATTCGAGGTATGGGGTAGCAATCCACATAGGGCTGCGTTTGTTCCATACATTAACAATCTCATCCATACGATCACCGAAACCTAACTCTGTTAATTCCTCAATACTCTGATCGGTGTACGTGAAACGCCTGATCCTTGCCTTACCTGTGTATGCAAAAGCAGGCGACACATGTGGATCAGTGATTGGTTTCCGTATATCACGCCACCGGCCACCTGTTGTAGCTCTGAGGATTGATTTACCGGTTAGGCCAGTGACCTGCATAAACTCAGCCAGTGAAAAGAAGATGCGTGCAGGTTGAACATGATTGGAGTTCGGAAACTCAGCCTCTGGTGGATACCAGTCAATTACGTAGACACCTAGATTCTCTAGGTTCACTTCCTCAACATATCTCTCTGCCTTTGGCACCTTTGTATGATCAAACGCATCAACACTTTCTATAAGCTCATGCAGTAGAGGTGTAAGCGTTTCTTGTAGCTCATCAGTACCGTGAGCTTGTACGGCTGCATCGAGAGCACCAGCGGCTTTTATGGCTCGCCTGATGCGCAGTGGTAGTGCTGCTAGTTCATGCTTAGTACGGGCGTATTGATCTGGTGTCATAGGCGAGTGCAGGCGTGTGTGTGGTCCTGTCCTAACCTATTTATTTTAGGGCGTGAATAAAATCCAACTCAATTTTTTCCTCTGCTCAGCTGAGGTTCAGCTTTTTACTATCCAGAGCTATCCCGATCATCAACTGTCACCCTTAAAACAACAATCTCAAAATCTAAAATATCGAAACCTCAAAAATCATAATTCACAATTTGTCAATCGTCAAAATCCACAAATCGAGAAATTGAAAATCTGAAAATCTCAAATTCTGAAAACATAAAAACTAACTATTTGAATTCATTGATATTATAAGGAGTATTTGATACAATTCAAATTATGGAAATATGGTTATTGACTTTTTCAAAAACCAGTGAATCCATATTAATAGTTGCAAGGGTAGTTGCAGTCTGACAGTTGCAAAATACAAATCCTTGAAAATCAATAAGTTAGAACTGTTTTTTTAATATCTAATAATCGGACAT